ACAGACTACCTTAATAACTTTATTTGATGTGTTGAAAAGCTTGGGCTTAATAAATGGCCGAGATTTTTTTTATAATTTACAATCGGGTGTTATAAGATTTCTTAATGGAAGTATAATTTTATTAAAAGATTTATATTACTATCCGAGTGACCAGAATTTTGATAATTTAGGTTCGCTTGAACTTACTTATTTTTTTATTGATGAGTGTAACCAAATTGTATTTAAATGTTATGACACCTTAAAGGCAAGATTAAGATATAAGCATAAAGAATTAGGGTTAATGCCTAAATGTTTATTAACTTGTAACCCATCTAAAAACTGGGTGTATAAAGAATTTTATAAACCGAGTAAGGAGGGAACTTTGAGCAAAGACAGGAAATTTATACAAAGTCTTGCTGGTGATAACCCTTTTTTACCTGATACTTATATAACAGCGTTAAAAAATATTCAGATTAAGGCTATACGAGAAAGATTATGTAATGGGAATTGGGAATATGACGACGACCCTACTTCTTTATTTGATTATGACGGTATAAATAACTGTTTTAATAGAGATGTAAGCGATGACGAAGTAAATGCAAGGTATATAACAGGTGATATAGCAAGAAAAGGAAAGGACAGAATGGTAATAGGTTTATGGTATGGGTTACAATTAAAAAAGATTATTGATTTACCTTATGATATAAAGGCAGATTTATCATTAAGCACTAAGTATATAATTGACCTAGCGAAAAAAGAAAATGTTAATATAAGCCATATAATACTAGATGAGGACGGAGTGGGTGGTGGTGTAGTGGATAATATAAAGGGTTGTATGGGCTTTACTAATAATGCTAGTGCTATACAGGACCGAGATTATGATATAGAACCAGACAAAGTGTTAAAGCAATTCAAAAAGCAGGACTATCAGAATTTAAAAGCACAATGTTATTATAAATTAGCCGAACTTGTTGGAAAAAGTGAAATAGGGATCACCGAAGAAAATCCAGATGTGAAAGATTTGATATCAGAGGAACTTATGGCTATAAAACAAAAGGATATGGACAAAGATACTTCATTAAAAATTATATCAAAAGATGAGATGAAAGAAATATTAGGCAGAAGTCCTGATTTTGCAGATATGATGATGATGAGAATGTTGGGTTTATTAAAAAAAGATAGACATTATAGAATAATTAGTTTGTAAGGTGTATACTTAAATTATTAAAATAACTTTAAACTTATGGGAATTTTATCTCGGTTGGGAATAGGAAAGAAAAGTATTCCATTATCACCCATTATTGCTAATGGAGTTGGAACATCAATAATAACAAAAGATGACACGCTAGATTTTTATAACTCGTGGATATGGGCGTGTATAGAAAAACGTTCAAAAGCATTCGCAAGTGTTAAATTTAATTTATACAAGTTGAAAAACAATGGCGAACTAGAACAAATTTTAGCTCACCCTTTATTAGAATTATTGTATAAAGTTAATCCAGAGATGACTAAGTTTGATTTCTTGGAATTATCAATGACTTATTTAGATTTATATGGTGCAAGCCCGTGGTATTTGGAAAGGAATGGAACGAGTAAAGTTCAAGCTATATATCTAGTGCGACCAGAATATTTAACAATGAGAAAAGCAAGTGACGGTTCTACTATTGATTATTTATACAAGATAGGGACTTTTAGTATGGTAATAGCTAAAGAGGATATTATTATGCTTAAAAATTATAATCCAAAGTATCCCGAAAAAGGTTTGGGAACTATTGAGGCAGTAAGAATGAATGCACAGCAAGATGATTATATGACACAAAGTAATGTTAACCTTTTGTTAAATGACTCAAGATTATCAGGGGTTTTAGAAATACCTAGTGAACCAAGCAAAGAATCATTAAAAAGACTTGAGAAAGAATGGGGACAAAAATATGGTGGTTATGATAATTCGGGAAAATTGAAAGTATTAACAGAGGGTATGAAATACGTTCCGATTGGTGTATCACCTAAAGATTTAGACTTTGTTAATAGTCAGAAGTTTAATAGGGATAAGATACTTGCTATTTTCGGAGTTCCTATTGAATTATTAGGTAATTTACAAACTGCTAACAGGGCTAGTGCAGAAGCAGTAAGTTATATATTTTATAAAGGGACTATTGAACCTTTGGTTAATAAATATATAGAACAAATTAACGAGTTTTTAGTTCCTAACTTCGGATCTGATTTATGGTTAGATTATGAGCCTTTGGCTAAAGAGGACGAAGTGATACAAACAAACAAAATAAATATGTTAGTTGATAAGGTTATCACTAGGAATGAAGCAAGAGATACTCTCGGCTATGATGCTGTTGAGGGAGGTGATATATTATTCAACGAAATGACTAAAGCCCCGCTAACAGAAACAAGCAGTCCAGTAGTTACGGCTGGTATTGATACTAGCAAGGCTAGATACATAAAGAGTAGAATTATGAATAGAGATTATAAAATTACAAAGCTTAAAAATAACATTGAAAATTCCATTATCAAAAATTTGAAAATGTTAGGTAAACAAAAAATGAAAAAAGATAAAGAAGAAGAAACTATCATAAGGGTAGTTGGTAAAAAAAAAATTTCAAATGAGTTAATTCGGAAATATCAGAACGAAAGAATGCTAGTTGAGAATAAGACAATAAAGGCTTATGAAAAGAAATTAAAGACATTTTTCAAAGGACAGGAAGCTAGATATTTATCAGATTTCAAAAAAAATGATATAGTTAACTTAAAGGGTATTGACGGACTAGATGAAATGTGGGGAACGGTAGAAATAATTGAACCAGCGTTATATAAAAGTGTAATGGGTGGAGGTAAATTAGCGATAGATTATTTCGGAACTAAATTTATTCCTAATGATAGGTGGATATCAGAGTGGACTACAAACCTAGCAATGAAAGAAGCAAGAATTATTACAGACACTACACAAAAACAACTTGCTTTAACACTAGCAGAGGGTTCATTTAATGGAGAGGGATTGGATAAGTTAAAATTGAGAGTTAAAGAAGTGTTTGATTTCGCTGGTGATACTAGGGCTAAAATGATAGCAAGAACCGAAGTAACTAGAGGAATGGCCGAGGGGCAAAGACAAAACTATAAACAAATGGGATATTATAATATAAAATGGATATTGAGTGACGGCTTCTGTGAAATTTGTTTAGCAAAATCAAGGCAAGACTGGGATATTGACAGCATAGAGGGAGAGCAACCAGTACACCCGAACTGTTCTTGCTCAATGACTCCTAAAGGTAGCTTATTATCACAATTAAACTAAATATAAAAAAAACATTATGGATAAAAAAACAAAGGATTTAAAAGTTGGGTTATCAGACTTTAAAATACTGGACGAAAAAACAGGAACGTTTGAGGCTTATGTTTCAATTTTTAATAATGTTGATTATGCTGACGAAGTGATAATACAAGGTGCTTTTAAAGAGAGTATTGAGAGAAAACTACCAAAAATAGCTTGGTCACATAACTGGGACCAAATAATCGGAAAAGTTATCTCTGCTATTGAAGATGAAAGAGGCTTAAAAATTATAGGACAGTTGATTTTATCAGTTCAGAAAGCAAAAGAAGCTTATGATTTAATGAAAGCAGGTGCTATTGATGAGTTTAGTATTGGTTATGGTATACAGAAAGCAACTTATGAACAAAGAAGTGATAAAACAGTAAGAATATTGGAAAAATTAGATTTATATGAGATAAGCCCTGTATTATCTGGGTGCAATCCTGATACTGAATTATTATCTATTAAAAGTAAAAATGAAACTGTTAAAACAGATGATGAAGTGTTAGAAAATAATGAGGTTATAGTTGAAACTCCCGACCCTGTGGAAATAAAAGAAATGATAGATGTAGAAAACTCTGTTAAAATAGTAATGACAGACGACACAGAGGTCGTAATTAAACGAAATCATATTTTTGATAATTACTTGGCTGAAAAGTCAGGGGTAAAGGTTGATGAAAAAGTAGTCAAAAGGCTACACATAATAAAGCAAGTTTATAAAAAGAAAATGAATATAGACAATTTCTTATATAAACAGCTTAAGGATTTGAATATTAAATAGTTAATTCAAAACAAATGGATTTAAAAAGTAAAATTGCCTTATTGAGAAAGGCAGGAATAGAAGTAGAGGACGACGCTACTTTAGAAGAAGTTGATGAGTTAATTGAAGAATCAACAGAAGAAATAAACGAAGAAGCAGAGGCTGAAAAATCAATAAAAGAGGTTTCAGTTAAAGGTTTAAAAACAATAGTAAACAAAGTTGTATCTGAAAATATGAAAAGTATTGAAGAAACAATATCAGCTAAATTTGCTAATATAAAAACACAAGAAAATACAAAAGAAAATGGTGTTAAAGAAAGTGCAGAATTTTTAAAGGCTTTATGTTTAGGAAATAAAGCAATCAATGGTACAGTTGGTTCTTTTGGTTATTCTGTGCCTACAACTCTTGCAAATATGATACAAGAGGGGCTAGATAAGGAAGCCGTTATGAGAAAATATTGTTTCACATTTAGAATGGCTGGTAATTACCAATTACCACAAGATGGGACAGGAGTTACTTCATACTGGGTAGCACAAAATGAAGAAATTACAGAAAGTTCACCAACAATCGGAAAGACTGATTTGGTAGACTTATACCTTGCAACAAGAGTGTTAATTCCTAGAGGATTGCTTAATAGCACACCTATGAATTTGACAAATTATATTACTAACCTTTGTGTTAGAAGTATAACTATTGAAGAAGAAACTTCATTCGTAGCTGGTGCAGGAACTACTGAACCAACAGGTTTAAGAAGTGCAGACGTTGATAGTATTGCTCAAGCTTCAACAGGTTTGGCTTATAAGGATATGATAAACTTAATGTATTCTCTTAAAAGACAATACAGAAAGAGTGCTGTATTCTTAACTTCAACAAACGGAGTGAAAGCTCTTATGAATGTATTAGACGAAAACAAAAGACCTATATTTGACCCTACAAACAACACTGTTTTAGGTAAACCACTTATAGAAACAGAAGATATACCTAGCACTTTAGGTTCATCTGCTGACGCAACAGAAATTTGGTTTGGTGATTTAAGTTATTACTACATTAAAGACGGGGAAGAAATGTTTATGGAAAGCATTAAGGTTCCTTCAAAATTACAAACTGAAATCGTATTAGCTAAAGCAGTAGACGGGGTTTACACTTTAGACGAAGCAATGAAAAAGATGACAGCAGTAGTATCTGCTTAGTTTATTTCAAGTGTGGGGTATTTATTTACCCCATACGAATAAATAAATTAAAGATATGGCTAATAAAAAAGTAAATAGTTTACCTAATAATTATATAGTAGTGGAATTTATCAGAAGTATAACCCCTTTTATTAAGGGTGATATTACAGCGTTACCAAAAAATGAATACTCTAGGCTTAATAAACTCAAAGCAGTTAAAAAATTATGACAATAATAGTAAAATTTATAAAAAATCATAGCCCTTTTATTAAGGGCGATTTTACTAGATTGGAAAAAAATGTATTTGAGGACTTAAGGGAAAAAGGAATAGTTGAAAGTAATAATACTTTATGCAAAGAATATGAACCTCCAATATTTTATAGGGAAGAATTGACTGATAAAAATTTATTAGGGAAAGAATATATAAAAAATAAAGTTGACATAGTGGTTTTGACTAATGGAAAAGTTAAGACTCCTTTTTATATTAAGGACTATGGAATAAATACTAATGAAGTAATAAGAAGTAATTTTGTAAAAACTGGAATTGGGTTCGCTGGGAATTGTAATAAAGGGGCTGGTTCTTATAAAAAGTTAGGTGAATTTATATTATTTTTAAATGATGATGTAGAAATAAAAAATAAAAAGCAATTTATAATAGATATGATTGAACCTTTTAAAGATAAAGAAGTAGGAATTGTAGGGGCAGAAAGTTCAAAGGTCATATTCGGAGTTAATGGGAGTGTTTTATGTATCCGTAGAGAATTATTTGAAATGATAGGAGGTTTTGATGATAATTACTTTTTTATGTGGGAGGACAACGATATAAATACACAAATTAAGAACCGTGGCTTTAAAATAGTTATAAGTAAAGCAAAATCAAAGCACGAGGGGAATGTTAGTATGGATAGCGAAAGTTTTTTTTGGAAGAAATATTTTTTTGAGGGGCAACATAAATATAATGATAAATTTTCTAAAGAGAAAAAAATAATCGGATCAATGATAATCGGAAATGAAGAAAATAAATACTTAAATGAAGTTATAGAACGACTTTTTAAGGATAATTTAATAGATAAATTAGTAATTACACTTGATAATAGTAATAAAGCTACTAGCGATGAAATAGACGTGTTAAAACAATCATATAATATCAAAACTTATTACCATAATTTCCATTTATTCGGTAAAGCAGAAAATTTATTGCGAGAGAGGTCAATTCAATATGCTATGTCTGAAAATCCTTATGCAATTATTCCAATAGACGCAGATGAGATACTTGATGATGATTTTACTAGAGATGAAGCTATGAAATTACTTGAAAAAGGGGTGTGTTGGGACTTTATGATTGCTCATTTTTCCAAAGATAAAGAACATATAAGGACTGACGGGATATTTGGACACCAAAGAAATTGCAGATTATTCAGAGTATTATGGGATAAAAGCTCAAAATTCTATAATAGGAATTTACATTGTGGTTCCTGCCCTATTTATGCTTATAAAGACAGGACTCTTTGTAATTTTATATTCAAACATTATGGATATATCAGGGAGGAAGATATTATTGATAAAAAGCAAAGACAAAAAAAGTATGATAAACTTAAATTATTAGAAAGCAACGATTTATATGACAGAATGTCCGATAAAATAGAAGTAGAAATATTTAATAAAGCTAATTTCATAAAATTATGGAAAAAATAATCTTAAAAATAGATGACAGAAGATATGATATGAGTAAACTACCATTGTCAAGATTATCACCAGAGGATATAAATTATCAAACTGCCCCTTATGTAGACGAAAAATGGAAAAGGGTTGATATAAATGTTAAAGATAAAAAAGTTTTGGACATTGGTTGTAATATTGGGGGTATGGGTGTCAGATGTTTGAAAGCTGGGTGTAAAAAATATAATGGTGTTGATAGTAATTGGCGTTATTTAGAACAAGCCGTAAGTGCTGGTATAGATTTTAAAGATTTATTTATAGGTGAGATAAACGAAATGGATTTTACAGTATATTCACCTGATATAACTTTATTATTTGCAACCTTTCATTATGTAAAGCCTGAATTAAGAGATATTTTTATAGAAACTATGAGTAAAATTACTAAAGAAATGTTAGTTTTGGAGGGACCAGTTGAAAATGGCGAAGTTGGGTTCGCACCAAAGCAAGAAGAAATTGAAATGTTACTTAATAAACACTTCGCAAGGGTTGAGTTTTGTGGCGAAAGTATTCCACATAGTGTAAACGTTTGTGAACAAAGAAGTAAAAGATTTATATGGAAAGCATACAAAAAATAATATTGATAGCTGGTATACCCAGTTCAGGAAAAACAATATTTTCAAGAAAGTTGAAAGATATTTTTGATATAGACATTATTTGCACAGATGATATATATTATAAAATAGCAGATGACTTAAAAATCGGGGGCATTCAGGGTTTTCCGAATTGTTCCGAATGGTGGGGTTATGATAAAAATGTTATATATGCTTGTAAAATGGATTTATATAAAAAGGCTTTGGAAAAAGTTCAAGAACAGCAAATAATTGTTGAGGGTTTTGGTTTGGCCTTTAGAGATGATAGAGAAATAATAAAAAATCTATATCCTGAAGCTAAAATATTTTTCCTTTATAAGAAAGTAAACTATCAACAATGGTTATTTCAAAAGAATATAAAGAGTAATAAATTAGATTGTGACAGAACAAAAATGGAGTATGAAGATTTAATGAATATGTTACAACCGAGTAACGAAATGGTAATTATATGAAAATATTAGTATATACAATCACTTATAATAGGTTAGAACTAACTATGAAATATTTAGATAGCTTAAAAAGGCATACAGAGGTTCCTTTTGACCATATTGTGTTTGATAACGGCTCAACAGACGGAACGGTTGAATGGCTTAAAGGAAATAATTATAATGTAATAGAGTATGGCGAAAATCTAGGTATTACAGAAGCCCAGAATAGAGGGCTAAAAGATATATACAAAGATTATGATTTAATTATTAAATTTGATAATGATTGTGAAGTAATAAGCGATAATATTTTAGAAAAAATAGTAAGGTTTTACACTTTTGGAGGTTCTGATGATTATGTTTTAAGCCCTATTGATTTGAATTTGGATAAAGACTATAAGCCTAGAGTGTTATCAACCGAAAGTTTTGATTATTTTGATTTGGAATTGACTACTCATAATGGTGGAATGTTCAGATGTGTTCCAAAAAAAGCTATGGAGTTAATGATTGGGTTGGATATAAGAAAAGATGTAACAGAGGGCCAGACTTGGCGTAAGCACGATTTTAAAGTTGGATATTTTATAGATATAAAAGTAATTCATAAGGGGTTAAACTGCACGAGTAAAAATTATAAACTTTAATTATGCTATAATAAATATATAAATAAATAAACTTTTAAATATGTTAGTCAGTTTAGAAAATATAAAGGTATATCTAGCGTTAGACACTACTACCTATGATGATTTATTAACTCTATTAGAAGAAAGCTCGGAGGCATTTGTTGAAAGTTATTGTAATAATAAACTAGCAACTACGGATATAACTGAATATTTTGACGGGACTGATAGTCAGATAGATGACATATTTTTTATCAATAATAATATAAACGTTTCAGATCTCTTATTTTATGAATATGACGGCACTACTTGGAATTTAGTTGATAGTGATGACTACACTTTTGATGATAAAGGTGGTTATTTGTATTATGATAAGTCAGTTTTAGCAGGGAACAGAAATTATAAGGCAAGTTATACTTGTGGATACACCACAGGAATACCTAATGATTTAAGGTTGGCGATACTAAAGCTAGTAGGTAAATATTATAATAAACATAAGTCTGACGGAATTTCAGAAGAGGCTTTGGACGGGGCTAAAGTTACATTTGAAAAGTTTTTGAGTGATGATATAAAAATAATATTAGATAAATATAAACTAACTGTTATATGAGAATTTTTTTTGATGAAATAATTACACAATATAGGTTGACCCAAAATGCAACGAGTTCAACGGAAGAATATCAACATATTGGAAGTATTACAGGTTCTATAAAACCAGCAAAAGCAGATGATATTATGCTTTCTGACGGAGTGCCTTATGAAACTTATAAATTATATTGTGAGGATTACACAGATATAAGGGAGGGTGACAAATTAACTTCCGTTCCAATCAGTAGTGTGGACTATAAGAATATGCAAGGAACGGATATTAACAATGATACTACTGATGATGAATATAATATTACAGTAAAGACTACTAAAGAATTTGTAGTGAAAAATGTTAGGCGTTATGGCTTTAAAAATATTCAAAGAGTTGAATGTTATCTTACATTATTAAAACAATAAGATGAGTTATACTTTAGAAATTAAAGGGTTAGCAGAATTACGAAGAATGTTTGCGAAATCACCACAGGTTGTAGGCAAATATTTAGAGGCAGGAGTTAAAGACGCTGGTGCTGTGATTATAAACACAATGACTAGAGAAGCACCACAGGGCGAAACTAAAATGTTACATTCGGCTCATAATATAGCAATGAATTATAAGCCAATACAAGTTACAATTTATCCGAAAATGGAGTATGCTAAATATGTAGAGTTTGGGACGGGAATATTTGGACCGAAAAAAAGTATGATATATCCAGTAAATGCAAAAGCTTTGGCTTTCAAAATAAATGGTAAATGGATATTTACTAAATCAAGTAAAGGGCAAAAGCCCAATCCATTTGTGCAAAGGACAGTTGAACGTTCAAACAATAGTGTAAATTTAATTTTTGATAGCGTAATGACTAAAATAATAAATAACATATAGATGTATAAAGAAATATATTTAAAAATAATGAGTTTATTAAAAGGAATTTCTGGGATAAAGGAAGTCAACTTATTTGATGACGGGAATTTTAATAAATATCCAGCTATAAATATAACTTCAATTTCAAAGAATAGAGAAAGGACAGCTACTTGTATGATAGAAGAAAATGGAATAATAAGTTTAACTTTATTTCAAGAAATAAATAGTAGTAATATGGGTTCAGCACAAGGAAATACAATAATTCTAAACCTTATTGAAGCTATTGATGATGTATTTGATGAGAACTCAAGTTTAGGAGGCTTAGTAGATGATATAACTCTTGATACAGCGAGTATGGGATATATGAATAGAGAATTAAATTTTAGGACTTATAACATAACTTTATCTTATAAATACCTAAAACAAATTTCTAACGAATAAATAAAAAAATATGGCTAATACAAGATTTCCAACAGATATGCTTGAAAAAGCAACGGGTTTGAAAGATGATGATGTTTTATTATTAGGAGATAGTGATGACTCTGACCTTTCAAAATATTTAAAATTATCAGCAATGAAAGCTTTTTCTTTAGACGGTTTAATTGATACGGACAATACCCTGTCGGGTGATAGTGATTTAGTAGTTCCGTCACAGAAAGCAATTAAATATTATGTTGATAATGCTGTATTAGAAGAAAATCTATGGGATAGAGCTTTGGGAATTTTAAGCCCACACAATTCTGGTGATAGTATTCTTGCAGAAATAATTTCTGATTTTGATACTACTTGGGATACAAGATTGGCCAGTAAAGATACAGATGACTTAACAGAGGGCGATAACTTATATTATACACAAGCAAGATTTGATACTGCATTTTCTTTAAAAACAACAAATGATTTAACTGAAAGTATAAATTTATATTATACACAGGCTCGTTTTGATACTGCATTTACAGCAAAGTCTACAACTGATTTAACAGAGGGCGATAACTTATATTATACAGAGGCTAGAGTAAAGGCTCTTTTTAGTGCTACTGCACCAATAACTTTTACAGACGGATTGATAGCTTTAGATATAACAGGAAATTTACAAGTTAACGGAACTGATTTAGATACA